TAAATGAGAAGCTCTCGACATTCTTAAATCTCTCTGGAATATATTTATGTTTAGGTTTCTGTTTCTTATTCATCGGTGATTTATACGTTATAGACCACGCGCAACAAATCGCGGCATAGGTCAAAAAATAAAAAATATTCTATAAATTTAGGAATTTGCTATCTACTGCGATACTCAATCCAGCACTTTAGCAAACCATACTTACATTTTAAAAGACTTGGTACGTGCATGGTACGTTCTTTATATTTATCGAACTCCATCACACGCGCGAGAAGTCGTCAATCGCTGCTAACTACCTGACCTTCAACTATCTTCTCAGGTTGCTGCCATTGAATTGTAATCTTTGTATCTTGTATTACTTCTTGCTTATCACCATACAGACTAGGCAACAGCTTTGATGCTAGCCAACGATAGTGATGCAGCTTCTCTCTTACAATACCAACATCTTTATTTGATACTGTTTCAAGTTCATCAATCATCTTGTCTAAATAAAACTGACAACCAACTTTTCTTGCTTGTATTATTTGTTTAGCAAATGATGGATCTTTATTAATAAGTCTATGTACAGTACTCAGGCTTGGCAAATCTTTGGCTTCGCAAATACGAGTTAGTGGTACACCACTCATTAACTTCTCACAAATCTGGTTTGTTATCTCTGTAGTTATCTGCAAAGCTTTTGTCATTCCGATACTGTTTTAAATTTTGTAATGCTTTTAATTTACCTTCTTTTGTTTTTGGACCAGTTGAAAGACCAGCATGGTTAGGACATCTATATCTCTTAGAAGTCTTGCAAAAGAAACCTTTTCTACGACAGCGTACTGTATATTGACTTGATCTAGTAAAACTTTCGCACTGATCTGGTTTGAATTTCATAGTTAGCAAACGCTGCTGGAATAAAAAAAAAGAAGTGAAAAAAAAATTTATTTTTTGGCAATACGCTTACAACAGTAAAATTATACAAGTGATTTCTAAACTGTCTATTATTATTATTTAATTTTTTATCCTATACTTTTTTTTTGAAAAACTAATTTGAAGATATTTAGATTAATTAAATATTTTGTCGTAAATGTAAAGATTATTTTTTAATTTATTTGATAACTTGTCTAAGATGTTCTCATACATTCTTTTAACTGTTGTTCGATGATAACCAAAGAAGTTACCAAGCTTGGTCCACTTAAACCTATTAGCTCTTAACCATAACAGCTTACGTGCCTCTCTTGGATTATCTGATACTGTTTGATCTATCTCCATTAAAATATCTAAAGCTAAATTATATCTAGTCATCTGTCTTGGTGTTGCTCGCAAAACAAGTTTAGGTTTATCATAGTAACCAATATCTTTTTTCTCATAACAATAATCTAAGATCTTATACATTGAAGGACATCTTTTATTATTAGGCTTACTTATAAATCTTTCAGCATAAGCAGCATCATCTAGTATATCTACTATCATAGCTTCCAGTTTTATTTTCTCTTCAATTACTCGCTCTAAGCTTTTTCGCATTCTCGTAACTCCAAGGATATTTTAAATCTGTTTTATTTATTTTTTTAAATTCTGCTGTTGGAAGTTTAACCAGCTGCTCTTCTAATTCGTACTGGTCCAACTTAGGATATAAATAAGTTTTGTTTGTAGCTTTGTTTGATATGTGATCTTTTAATAACTTCCATCCTTTACTTGAGTTATATCTTTTGAAACCTAGATCTTTGATAAAGGTTCTATGTCTTGGCAAATCAAATACTAAATACTTACCAGCATCTTTTATTTTTATCAGCGGCTCACTATCAATTCTTATTCTAGTCATACGGACCAGACTATGCTGCACTTGCTCCAGTGATAACTGAAACTGTCCAGCTATATCTACAAGTCTAATAAATGATGTTAGGTTCTTTACATTAAACTGTTTGCAACAGTATGAATAAATTCTAAAGTCATCATCTTGTAATTTTAATTCAGTCAATACTTTAGGATCAGATAGATAAAAATTTGACATAGCTTTGTTGGCGAATAAATTTATTACCGCATTTGTTGTTTTCTATTTTTCTAATTAAATAATCTTTGGCAGTGCAATCAGGTCCATGAGATTTGAGGCTCATGTGTTCCAGAAATTGCAGCATATTATCTGGCGATAAGTTTCTCCACTTCTTATCGCTGTATGGTCTAATTCTATTTATATCAAAGCGAATGATTTCTCTGAGCCTAGTACTCTCATCAACGGTATAGAATATTTCATAGTATGGAATGTCAGATCCTTCAGCCAATACTTTGTATGGTCTTTGATGCCACCAGTCTTTGCCTTTAAATCTAAAGTCTATATTGTAGATAGTATCAGCTATAAATAGTGGAGCAGCACAAGCTGGACAGATCCCAACCACGTCAATATCTGTCATATTTACTCCATCATGTTGCCGCCTATGCCATGTAGAAAATGGACTATCTATGGTTGATTGTGATCGCTTATATCTAGGCATTAAAAATCCTTTAGTTTCCGAGGCTTATTTGTCAACAAAGAAAATGGTCAAATTTGACTTGAATTATGTCAATATAGGTTTATATGAGACTGATAAATAAATAATAAAATTTATGAAATTAAGTATCAAATGGAACAAAGCTCCTCCGTCTAGCATAGCTGGCAAGCTAGAATATTTCGACATTGAGCTTAGACAAAACCATGGATTGCTACAAGTTGAAGATGATTATGCTCAGGTCAAATCTCACTTCTCATATCAAACAGTAAAAAAAGGAAAGTTTTTTCCTGAAACAGAAACAAGAGTAAGAACTGTTTCTGGTGATCCAAAAGAAGTTTACGATTATCATTATGAAAGAGCTAGTGCTTCAAGAGGTATGTTTGAGAGAGCTTGGCAAGTTGCAAAGAATAAAAATTTAGATAGCTTAACTGTCTTTCCATTTAAGCAAGCATACACAAGTGAAAAATTACAGCATGAAATAAATAATACTTTTTATGGTGGAGCAAAAGAGTTTGCAGAAAAATCAAAAAAAGATTATTCAAATATCCATAAAGAATTAAAAGGTAAAAGAAAAATATCTTTAAACCAAGCAATAGAATATTCTAAGTTTTTAAATTGTGATCCAGCAAAATTACTGTTTGAAGATTTACAAACTAAAGTATGGGCAGATGTAGATTTCATTCATCCAAGAGCAAATGCAAATGAAGTTGTTTATCATCCTGGACAATTAAAATTTTTAGGAGAAGATAGATATACAAAAGTTCCAAGAGATATTTGGAGACCATTAATTAGATGTGTTACAGTAAGATCTAAAGGATCATTTTTAGATAGACATAATTTATATTATTATAAATCAAAAGATAAAAGTCCGCCTAATTGTCATGGCAAACTATGCTTAATTGGAATAAATGTTTTTGATACAGTTGAGCCTGATTATGTTTCTTACTTTGTAGGTATTTATGAAGAAGCTTTAGGTGGTAAAATAAATATTGCTAATCCAGATCCATTTGCAAAAAATAAATATATTTTAAAAGATGTAATAAATATTGAAGTTGTTGCTCCAATTGTTGCTGTTGTAAATCCATTGTTAGCAGATGACACTGATACTAAAAATCAAATAGAAGATTACAAAAGAATTAAAGAAGAAGAGCATAAAGAAATGCAAGCGTTAATTAAAAAGCACGCTGAGATGCAAGTTCAAAATGAAAAAAAATTAAAACAAATTCAAGATGAGTTGTACAAACAAATCGAAGAAGCAAAACGTATGGAGAAAAAACGTGCCTAAGATTGTTGGAAAGAAACAAACTCATGAATATAAAAAAGAAGAGTTATTAAAAAAAATAAAAAATAATCCAGCTTTAAAATTATCAGTCGGACAAATATTAATTTTATTTTCAGACTACACTGCTAATCAATTAAAACATTTTAGATCAGCAGCATATAAAGGTAATGATGCTCCACCATTTGATGACAGATTTGGAAGACCACGTTATCAATACGATCAGTTTCTTGCATGGCATGAGAACACAACAGCAAAATCGGCAAAAGCGTTAAAAGTTGTAAAATAATCTATAGTGGTCAAGCTTGACCATTTTCATTGTATATAAAATATAAGTCGTTATCTAGGCTTATATGATTTTAAACAATAAAGTTTTAGAAGATCCTTTAAATGAAAGTGCGTTGCCACTGTTTGCAACTAAGTTAAAAATTAATCATCACTCACCTACTCAAGCTTCGTTACCAGATGGTGCATGGCTTTTTAAATATTTAGTACTTACTCAGGAACAAAGAAGAATGCTTCCAAGTAATGCTAACATGAAAGCTGGTGTAGCTGTCAATGAAATACTCCAACAGTATTACGGAGATACTATTTGGAAATTAAATCCACTTACAAAAAAATTAATGCCATACGCAAATGCTTTGCAGTATGCAGACAAGCAAGAATTAATTACAAAAAATTTAGATAAGTTTAAAGAGTATGATCCTGTCGATGATAAAGACAGAGAAAAATTTGAAAAGTATCAGGCAGAAATACCTGATGTATCATTACATGGTTTCTCAGCGCTTGAGAAGTTAGGAGCTGCAAATCTTGGTCCGATAGTTTGTGAAGAACAAATATCAATTACGCAAAGTTCTTCTCCATTGTTGCTTAGTGTAGTTGGTCGGACTGACTTTGCTTTTGGTGGTAGCTTAGATGCTACAATCCCATCACTGATTGTTGAGTTAAAAACATCTTGGTCTAAACTTGGTAAGATCAGGAAAGATGGTAGTAGAGGATTTATTAGTTTGCCTTTACCAGCAGCTCCTTCATTCAATCACCTTACTCAATGTGCATTCTATGCAGCAAAATATAATTATGAAGCTCCAGTAGCTTTAGTCTATTTAACAAAAGCTGGTTATCAAATATTTAATAAAGACAATTGTTGGGATCTAACACCTGAAGGTCTTCAAAAAAATTTCAGGTTGATCTGTAACGTATTCAAAAGAAGAGAAAAAATATTAGCTCAGTTTGAAAAGAAGGATGCAATCGAAATTATAAAAGGTGCAGCATCTTTAATAGATCCAAACTTCGACCATCCTTGGGCATGGTTTTCTTTTGGTGATGAGAATTTGAAACAAGCAAAACAATTATGGAATTTTAACTAGGAGGTTAAATGTCAAAAGCAAAAACAAATATAATACCTGATGATTTAATCCTCTGCATTAATGATTTTAAAAAGTCATTGAACGGTCAGACGATTAGCATCCATGGTAAAGATTATGCAACAGTTGCATTAAGACTTGCAGTGTTGCGTAGAAATCTTGGAGCTAAAGCTACGATCAATACAGCTATTGTTTCTATCGATAAAGATACTGTTGTTTGTAAAGCAACGGTCCATGTTGGAGGAACATTAATTGCTACTGGTCACGCTGAAGAGAGACGTGCTGCTTCAAGAATAAATCAAACGAGTGCCTTGGAAAATTGCGAAACATCTGCAGTTGGAAGAGCATTAGCTTTTTGTGGTATTACAAATGATAGTATCGCAAGTGCTGAAGAAGTTGCAGCTGCAATAGAGCAGCAATCAAAAGAAATCCAGCAAGCCTTAAAAGATTTAGAGGCTGTTTCTCATGCTGGTAATTTCCAACAGTGGCTTACCAACAACAAGTCTATGTTAGCTAATCTGAAGGCTCAGAACCCAGTCAGCTATCAAGGCTTCATGGAGAAGTTTACTGTTATTAAAAATCAACTCAAACAAAAAGGAGTATTACAATAATGTCTGAGGAAAAAAAAGAGAGACCGCAATTAGGTCTTGCAATACCAGTTACCAACAAAGTTAAGAGTAGTTCTTATGACTTAAAAGGTAACATAATTATAGACGGTAAATCCTATCGGTTTGGTGCATACAAAGCTCAAGCATCTGGTCAAGGTAAGATGGCTCAAGGTCAAGAGTACTTTTACTTTCACAGAGTAGAGCCAATGGATGCAGCAGTTACAACTGGTGGTGCTACTGACTTTGATCCAAAAGAACTGGAGGCATAGAAATATGAACCCAGATAAATTCAAATCAGTTGCAATAAATATCAAGACATATCGATTGCTTGAAGAGTTATCGCAAAAGAAATTTGAATTGCCAATCAGTATGTCAAAGACTGTCGAGTTCTTAGTCCAAAAAGGACATGAGGAGTACAAATCTAATGCAAATAGAAAAGCTTAGTAAAGAACTTAAAGAACTCAGAAAAATAAAATCCGATGAGTACGGACCATTCAATAAGAAGATGCAAGCAATTGCAGATATATGGTCCATACTTGTTGGTAAAAGAATTAGACCGCATCAGGTGGCGCTCATGTATGCAGCAGCAAAAATATTCAGAGCGAACAATGAATATAAATATGACAGTTACATTGATGCAATTAACTATTTAGTACAAGCAGATGAAATTCACCGAGAAGATGTCTCGGAGCTGGTCGATAGCTACTTTCCCAAAGGTGATGTCTCTTTATGAGTTTAAATTGGAAATGGAGTTTTGCGGTTTCAGTTCTCAGAATGCAGAAAAATTTTACAAATATTATTTAGATGAGTTGGAAAAAAAGAAATCAGAATAACGTAGTACCTTTTGCAAAAGGTGTAGCTAACAAGAAACAAATAGATCAAGCAAACAGATTAAATAAAATTATTGCCTCAATCGAAACAAAGATGCAGCAGCCATATTGGGATGTACTTCTCTTTGATGATGCTGAGTTAGAGGTCATGTCAAATTTTGGTGAAACGATAAAGTTTCCTTCACAGACAACAGCTGTCAGAGCGTTGTCTATACTATCAACATACATACTTAGAAAACACTCGGAGGATAGCTATGAGTAAGCAGCGTAAGCATACTGTATCAATTCATAAATCGGTCTATCATGATGTTAATACTGGTGCATACGCTGCACTAGGTGGACCGTTCTATATAAAAAAATTATTAGGCAAAGCTCACTACTTGGTAAGAGCTTCAGATGCTTTTTATCATGAAGTATCACCAGCTTGTTTTGAAGCTACATTAGAAAACTCAAAACATCTGGACACCAATTCCATCAAGAAGAAACTGGAGGCATTCCATGAACACCAGAGCTAGAAGAACAGACGC